AACTAAGACCACAGCAGCCAAATATGCTGGGATATCTACCGAGGCGGCAAGGCTGTGGGAAGTTAACGATACGTTGGGGTTTCGTGCCAAGCTAGCCACAGCGTCAGAAGTGTTTACCGATAGATTGGAGCAGTTTGCCGTAGCGACCGCATTTCAAATGAAGCCTGGCCAATCACCGCTTTTGTTAATAACACTATTGAATGCCAACCTTCCTGAGAAGTATAGGACTGGTATGGTAGAGCGGGACGATACAGTTAAGAACGTGCTGTCTGAGCTTAAGCAGATATCCATGAGGCAGCAGAAAAATAGGAAGGTTCAATCTGAAACCAATCACGTTGAAGAAGCCGAACGGATTATAAACGAAGTTTAGGCTGGTCAATGACTACCGAAGTAGAGAACGAGTTATCCGAATATATATTTAAGAAGGTGGGCTTTACCCCTACAGAAGGGCAGAAGCCCATTCTGGCGTCTGGAAAGAGGTTCATCCTGACCGCTGGTGGTGACCAGGGCGGCAAGTCTATGCAGGTTAGCGCAGACATGCTGCAGCGGATTATGGAAGACCTAGGTAAGTATGACGATAACGAGCCGCTGCTTTACTGGCTGGTCGGGCCTGACTATTCACAGACCGCAAGAGAGTTCGAATATATATCTGACCACCTAACCGCTATATTCGGGCATAGTGCTGTGTATGCAACCAAAAGAGTTGACCCTGGGTACGTTACCGTGACTATGCCGGGGGAGCGGAAGGCTAAAATACGGATAGAAACCAAGAGCGGAACCGATCCACGTAAGCTAACAAGGGATTCCCCTAACGGACAGATCGGTTGCGAAGCTTCACAATTGGATTTAAATGTCTGGGAGCGCATGAGAAGCCGTGCCGCACATAAGCGGGGGTGGATAATCATGTCAGGGACGTTTGAAGGCAGCCTTGGGTGGTATCCCCAATTGTGGAAAGCCTGGCAGAGCGGGGTTGACGATAGACAGAGCTTTTCATTACCTACCTGGAGTAATACCTTCTTGTACCCAGGCGGTCGGAACGATCCAGAAATACTTAAACTTGAACGGGAATCCAGTGACGCATTCTTCATGGAACGTATCGCTGGTATACCCGTACCGCCTAGAGGACTGGTGTTCGGGGAGTTCAGACCAGATATTCATGTTAAAGACGTCGAATGGGTGATCGGTGAGCCTATCTATTTGTGGGAAGACCCTGGTTACGGATCTCAAAGCGCACATGCGCTGCTTGTAGCCCAGGTTATTAACAACCGAATGCAGGTTTTTGACGAGATATACGTTCAACACCTACTTCAAAAGGAAGTTATACAGCTAGCGATGCAAAGACCGTGGTGGAAAGAAGAAGCTAAGTACCTTGTTTCCGATCCACAATACAAAGATCAACATCATTCCATGACCTCCGTCTCAGAAGTATGGATGGCCGAGACAGGTCTTTATGCATCTGGGGAAAAGATCAGGATTAATGAGGGAACCGAGAGGTTGAAAGGGTTTTTAAAGCCCGATCCCATTATGGGAGTGCCTGGAATTGTATTTAATCCCAAATGTGCAGGGGTTTTGAGTGAATTTGGTGCGTGTCCTAACCCATTTGATGGACAAACGAGAGTTTATCGGTGGAAAACTGACCCAGAAGGCAATATTGTTGGACAAACACCCGAAGATAAGTATAATCATGGGATAAAAGCTGTTATTTATGGTATCGTAGATAGATACGGATACGGTTACGTGGGTAATCGGCAAAAAGTTCTAGTAAAACGGTGGTGATATGGCCAAAATAACCATCGCAGCTATCAGAGACAAGGTACAACGTCACCGAGATGCCACGATAAGCCTTCGTGAACGGTTTGATGAAGACTACTCAATGGCTCGTCTTGACGAAACCCTGCCTAGCGATCCCGAAAAGCATGAAGGTGAGAACGAAGGGTTCCATATTTATACTTCTAGCGATCCTAAGAACTTTTCTAAGAAGATAATCTCCTGGGCCTCCTCCGCTAACAGGATAATTCAAATTCCAATACACGGGGAGGATAGGCATAAACGGGATATTGATAACCAGAAGGAACAGTTCCTTATCGGAACCCTTAGAGCTGCTGACGAAAGGCTGGAAGACCTGGGTCTGCCCCCGTCACAAGACCAGTTCGCTTTTTTTGGTGCCTTGAGAGGGCATATTATAGGCCGAGCACTGCTTAGAAAGCGGGATGACGGTACCACCGTTGTTGATATAACCCCATGGGATGCCCTACATTCCTACTGGGGCTTTGGCAGGGACGGTCTAGACTGGGCTTGCTATGTAATAAACAAGACTAGAGACGAGGTCAAGGCTCAGTACGGCAAGGATATACCACAGGAATCATATACCGACGACGACAGGGGTATTGAGATATACGATTACTACGATTCTCAAATCAATATGACCTTTGCTGATGACGGAACGATACTCAAGAAGAGAACACCGCACGGCTCTCCGAGAACACCTGTATTCCTAGGGATAGCAGGTTCTATGCCTCCTATACAGTCGGATACGCTGGATGATACCGCCAGAGATCACGGTGAAAGCATATTCGAGGCGTCTAGACAGTCATATAAAAGCTATAACTTAATTATGTCTATCGTTCTAGAGCTTGTGTCACGAGCTAGAAAACCGCCAATCATATTTGCCTCCAGGTCTGGTGAGAAAACACTTGATGAATCTCCTTATGAGACTGGTGTTGTAATGTCTTTAGCAGAAGGAGAGAAGATTGAAGCGGTAAAACTGCTGGAGATGACTAGAGATGCAGGTACGTTTATAGGCCTTGTTTCAGGGGAGATACAGCGTGGCACGATACCGCATAGCGCATACGGAGATATTGCCTTCCAGCTATCTGGTTTTGCCATAACGCAACTACGTCAGGGGATTGATACATCTATTCAGCCTGTACTCCAACTTATTCAACGTGTTTACAGACAGATAACTAATCTTCTGAGCGATCAGTACGCTACAGGAGCGTTTGAAACGCTTAAAGTTAGTGGTCGTGATAACTCCAGAAAGTATTTTGAGCTTGAAGCAACACCTGAGATAATAAAAGAAGGTTGCGATCCTGAGATCAGCCTGGTAGGCAACCTACCTCAAGACGATATGAGCAATGCGGCGATGGCCCAGATGCTACGTGAGGGGCCAGTTCCACTGATGCCAGACAGATGGATCAGGGAAAACAAGTTAAAAGTACAGGATAGCGATATGATCGACGATGCCATTAAGGAACAACTCGGTGAGAGAATGGTTCCGATGGCAACATTGTGGTCGTTAATGGTTGCGGCCGAGGAACAAGGTAGAGATGTTCTTGCTGAGATTCTCCTAGATGAACTACAGATGATGATGATAGAAAAGCAACAGCGTATCGCGTCGGCCAAAATAGCCGCACAGGGTATGGGAATGCCGCCGGGTATGGGCCAGGGTGGCCCTGGTGGTCCCCCTACAGCTAATCCACAGGCGGCTCCTAACGCTATGTTCGGTGCGCCGCCACCTATTCCAACGCCGCAAGGCGGGCCTAATGTACCGCCAGGATCACCACGTCCAGGAGCGCAGGTAAGAATACCGTAGGAGAAGTTGAATTATGGCTACCACACAAGACCCTTGGGCACTACAGGCACTAATAAACAAAGAACGGGCTGACAGGGCACAGGCATTAGAAGAAGCTCGTATCTTCGAAGCTAGGATGGCGGCACAGAGAGACCCAAACAGAGAAGTAACTGGCGTTAGAAGCTATATGTTGGACGGAAGACCCGTTAGGGTCTTTACTTATGCCGACGATCAACCAGAATTATTTGACGAAACGTCTGGCTCTACTACCCCCATGTTCCCCACGTCCACGAGTCGTGTTGCAACGACTCCCCAGGAAAAAGTACTGCAAATTCTTAATAGCCTTGCTACAGGGGCTATTGATGACCCTCAAGAAGCCATGAGGCTAATATCAGGTTTAGGGTTCGGCCTCAGAACACTAGAAGAAGCACTACGATTTGCATACACTCCTGTTTCTCCAACCCAAGAAGAAACAGAGAGCGAGATAAACGCATTCCAACGAATTGTACCAACCCAAAGAGGCATACAGAGCGAGCTAGACGCATTAAACGCAATAAGCTTAGCCAACACTTTCCCAACCGAGCTTCCCTCTAACATAGATATCCCACGGCGAATTATACCGTCCGTAGTCAAACCTCCTATTGGTGACACTGTTCCAGTCGAAGAGGGTACATATAAGGCACCAATTCAGCACCTAGACATTAATGCACCTCCTGGCGCAGAAGTTAATATACCTTATGGTGGTGCTTTCGGTCGTCCAACAGGAACTGATGGAAGAATGCCGTTGTCACGGGAAGAAGCGTTATTCGAGCAGGAGGTAAGCCCGTACAATGTATTTCAACAGTACCTTCTAGGGCAGCCAGGATATGGGCAACTAAGTC